GTCAATCCTATCTTGTCTATCAACAGGTTAAAATGCGGGTCCCCGTAAGCCTGACTTCTGATAAGCTGGAGCTTCATCATTGCTCGTGATGGTGCTCCGGCATCTACAATCTTGTATCCATGCTCTGACCGCTTCTCACGTGTTGCTGTACCTAAATAGCCTGATAATGGACCTCTGGTTGTCAGCAAGTTATCCAGTGAGTGGCTCGACCATTTGATTGAACTTGAATTTCTAGTAGTACCTGCACTGTGGTGATAATCTAGAGGCTGGTAGTTAGTTACTCCATGAAGTTCGACTCCCCAATATCCCCGAAACTGTCTGACCAGCTCATAAGAGTTGCGCAATGAATATCCCCGAGCTGGAAGACCACTATACCAGCGCTTGAACCATGCGACATCATTAATATCAGATCTCAAAAACTGGTGCGTTATGTTAGGATTCACAATTTGAGCAATTGTCTGAACAGTTCGTGTAGTGAGAAACATTTTCCTCATCAGCTTTATTGTACCAAACCCTGATGCATCAAACATGTCGTGGGCAAGCAGAGGATTTAGAGGGGTGATGGACAAGATATCCTGTTTGAGGATTGACTCGGATTTTGAGATTCTATCTTCTAAGAGCGGATGAATGTCCTTATTCCTCACTTTGGTGCGGAAAGCTTCCAATGTTAAGTGACTCACTTTACTAATTGGGGAGGCCTGCTTGTCAATAGGAAGAGCATATGGATTATCTATTAAGGACTCAAGGTTAGGGTTTGTTGAAATATAGTACTTCTCTTCCAAAGCTCTCAGTGCACGTGACGCGATTTGACTAGCACGTGAAGTACCGTTAGCAAGGAACCTCAGACTACTGATTTCTTTACCAAGAGGATCCGATCCCCCTTTGTAGAGGAACGATGCAATTGGAGTGCCAATCATTCCACCGATGCTTGGTGGGAGGATCAAGGCTGCTATAATTTCGTCTGCTGTAAGTCTTGGGAAAGATGGCCCATGTATTGATTTCCCGCAGGATGCTGCAAGCAAGTATCGAGCTGTATGGTAGTGTCCAATTGTCGCGCTGCACAGAGGGTGTCTTGAGTTTTCCGCACCAGAAACAGCTCCAGCCATAATTGCTGCTGCTTTCATTGGCAAAGACGGAAAATCAGTAGCTGTGACGGGGAATAATCTGCTATGTTTCTTCAATGATGTGGGGTATTCCACTCCGCTGACATAAACATCTTTAGAGTAAGTGAGAACGGTCGTAGACTCGATATTTTCCTCCGGCTTAACTTCCTGACCGACAGAGGAACAAGTCCGCTCGAGCCTAGTGTTCATCTCATCTCTCACCCTTGGAATTACTTCCTCCCTAGCCTTGTCTTGCATAGGAATTTCCACTCGAATAACCTGATTATCACCTTGCCCGATTAGTTCATAATTGCTTATGGTCCCTGCATCTACCATCGGTGACAATGCCATCTCGACCATCGCATAGGTTGCAGCTGTCCAAAGCTTTTGATTGAGGCCTTCAAACCCACCCAAATGATTCCTCCATGCTAATCCAGTTTCCGGTGGAAGATCCTGCTCTATTCCTTCCGGTCTTAGTCCTCCTACTCGTACGACAATCTGACAAAGAGAAAAGAACCAATGCGTAACCGTACATGTTCCTTTCACCCCGAACATACGATTCAAGTCGTGCCCAACTAAATGAATGACCATCTGACGCCATTTCAGGTTCCATCGAGACAAATCGATTTCAAGAAACAACGTCCACATCGATGCTTTCCGATTTGGATCAGT